TCAATTTTTCTTATGGTACATCGATTTGGGTCATTGTTATGTTTGGTATCTGACGAACCATAGTATCGCCACTCTTTTTCGAAACTACAATTTTTCGATAATTGCATACCGCAATCTCTACAAACAATCGTTTTCATATCATTGATTAGATTTAAATGTTCACACTCCACATAATCACAATGAAGTTTTTCTTTCGATTCGGAATCGATAATTGTATTTAATTTTGAAAATAATTCATCAGACATATTTTTTTATTTAAAGACATATTTATCTTTAAATCAGTTTTTTTTATATGTCCGTGAGATGGTTTTGTTGTCGAATACATATATATATATTTCTATACATTTATAGATTTTTAAATTAGAAGAATCATTTTTGTTAAAAAAAAAAGATGATACCGTTTGGTTTCCGAGAACAATTAAAAATAGGATTGGAAGGTGAAAAGCTTTTTTTACAACTTTATCATCAATTTTATTCAATCAATAATGAAAAAAATAACAGACTTCCAGATTTTATTCATCGAAAAACAGGTGCTTTGGTAGAAGTGAAATATGATGATTCAAATCGTGCGATTTTGGATGAAAATGGAAAGCAATTGAATTTATTTATTGAAAAATACAGTCATTATGGTCATAAAACGTTGGGAGGTCCATTTCGAGCCGTCAAAGAAAAATGTGATTATTATGTATACATTTTCAAAAACCCATGTCGAATTTTTTTGATGGATGCCTCGCTTTTAGCGGAAAAAGCAGATTTGTTGATTCAATCAAATGTTTATCCCGCAAAAATTATCCCAAATCGAAACTACAATACCTTGGGATATGCCTTACCTATTTCAGAATTCATGTCGTGTGTTGTAGCAGAGGAAGAGTTTCAGTCCGGGAAAAAAAGAAAAAAAAATTAACATTCAATAGTTTGATAAGTGACAAGATTTCTCTTTTTTTCATTTTCCGTGAAATATTTTTCCAAATTTTTTATATCTAAAAAGAGACTTGGTAAATATTTCCATTCTTTCAAAATCACTTCGGAATAAATGAATTTCATTCCTTGTAATGCATCCACTTTGTATTCCCCAGAGGGATAATTGTATCGATACTTTGAAAATAAATTGTTAAAACATGTTGGTAAAACACTTGAAGATTCTTTTGGTAAAATCATCATGAGCTGTTCATAAGGTGAATATTTTCTATGATTTGAAAAAGTCAACCTTGTAAAATTAAAATTTCGACGTTGAAAAAAGTACACCACATCGGAAAAAAAGGGTGCACAACGAAATGGATAATACCAAGATTCGGAAGGACATCCTCGATTGTAGTAGATTAAAGTGTATTTTAAACTTTTCAAGTATTCTGTGACCAGTCTCCTCATTTCTGAAAAAGAAAATTCGGAAATAAAATAATGATAATATTTATTTTTAAATGTTTTAAAATCCGTTTCTATCTCATCAAAATGAAGTGTTTCAAATTCTTTTACATAAACATCCCGTAAAGGATGATTTGCATTACATAAATATAAATGATTGATTTTGGCTTCTTTTTTTTGACTCTTGGATAAACTCTCATCATTATCAATTCGATAATCTGGATGATTCCTTTCCCTTTCAATAAAACTACCCCATTTTTTACATTCATATCGCTCCATTTTGGATAATTCAATCATAATGTATAAAAAAAAATTATCATTCACGTGAAAATCATTGTTTTTTTCAATCAAATATTCATTTTGTTTTCTAGAATAATTTTTGTAAATGGATAGTAATTTATCCATTCCACCGTTTTTAATTCTCATGAATGGTATCACCGTCACAAAATCATTTCCACAAATAGAAAGCAGAAAATTGTAATCCAATAATAGATTTTCCATGTCTGTATACAATTTATTTTCTTGTTGAAATTTTCGTTTTATGACATCAATCGAAATAAAAAATAAAGAATCTTCTTCGGAAAGGTTCCACTTTTGGAAAGAAATATCCATATATCGCATGAGAAGAACATTTTTGTTTTGATTTAACATTAAAAGAGAAATAAGGTCATTGTCAGGACTCATGACAACAATAGAGTCTGTCTCTTCAAACTTGAATTTTTGTCGAATATCATCCATGATTTTATGCTCACCTTCACCGGGAACATTGACGGTGGAAAGTAACAAACTGGGTCGATGAGACAATTGTTTTTTTAAAGAAGGTAAATGATGCTCCAAATAGAGACATAATTCTTGCATGAATTCCGTACCTGGACAAATATGATTCGTTATCGCAAACTCATCCTCCTTTGAAAGAAGTCTTTGAAGTAAAATCGATTTATATCGACGACTTCTTTGCTGTATCATTTTCGACCTTGGGGCGACCCCGTCGAAATAAATCCCTACAAATTTTGTAGGATTCATTCGTTGACATAAAGCAAGTAATTCTGAAAAAATACTTTGAATAAATACAGATTTTTGTTGGTGTTTCAACACATCTTTCGCATAAACATTGTAAAGAATACTATTGAAATCAAAAAAGAGATAATCACAGGAAGAAACATTCGGTTTTATAATTTCCAAACCATACGTTTCAAATAAATGTCGAAAGAGAGTTGGGACACCCATATTAGGCTTTATATCTATAAATATTAATTATTTAAATGATGTTTATAAAAAAAAAAAAAAATATATATATATAATAAAAATGAATTATCCTATGCAATTAAGCGATTCGAAAAATTTGAGACAGTATCAAAAAATATATGATAGAAATCAACAAGTAATGCAGTCTATGCCACAAGCACTACGGAGAAAAGACCCAGTTATGCAAGCTGAATTTGAAAAGAAAAAAGTTGAACAACAATTTGTAAAGAATCAAATCAATTCTTTGCAAAAAAATCAATCACAGATGCAAATACAAAATAATTTTGCTATTTTATAATCAAACATCAAAATCTTTAATGATATAAATGTTTTTCATGAATTTGTCCAAATAATGATTGTTGTTGATTTGAAATCTAGAAAAATAAATTTCAATAATCTTTTCATAATTTTTTTCAAAATTTTGGAGATGAACTTTAATTTTTTTGTAACATTGCAAATCTTGAATGATTTCTTCCAGAAAAAAATATATCACATTTAGAAATTTATTTTTGGTCCTACAATAAAATAATAAAATTTTCAACAAGCCAATCATATCCGGATTCTTGAAAGATTGGTTAAATTTTGGAAAGAGATGCGTTTCGTTACACATGGTAAAACTAAGATATTTTATTTCATATGGCTTCATGAGACGTATCGAATAAATTTGATTATATGGATGATTGATATTAAAAAAAGATTCCAAATACGATAATAAATTTTTCATACCAACATCCTTATCATTGTTGTACAAATTATCAAATATAAATGGAAAATGTTCAAAACTTTCATGAATATTTGAAATCGGAAAGATATATTTTGCATGGATATGCTTATCAATCATTTCCTTCAAGGTTTTTTCATCGATTTTATTACGAGTATACGGATTCATTTTTGTGCGTATCAACACAGAAAGAAATGTTCGATGGAATCGGAATTTATTTTCAATGGGATTCAAAAATGTTTCATTTTGTAATTCACCATTATTTACAAAATCTGGATTGATAAAAATAAAATTTGTATCATGCTCGCAACTTCCAATCGGGAATTCACGTTGGTTCACCCAATTGTTATAAAATTTAATATTGGAATAAAGATATAATATATTTTTCTTTAAAATATCGGATGTGGTGCAAGATGGAAGATTGAACAAATTCAAAATGTATTCTTGAAGAATTTGGTGATATTCATCATTTTTAAACTTCATATTCATAATGGTGGTATTGTGCACTTTTGGAATATCATCTTTTATCGCAACTTTATGAAATTTTTCATTTTTACAAATCAAAACAAGATATATTTTATCATAATATTTGGTATCTAATGTCTCATATTTCATTTTGAAATGCGATGGGAAAAAACTTTTTGTCAACATGGACTTTTTATGTTGCAACAAATAAAGCATGTCCAACATGGAATATATTTTGGAAGCACTAAAAATCATGAGATGATTTGGTAAAAATCCATAATTCAACAAAGAAATGAAATAATCAATTTTCTTTTCGTTTCTAAAGGATTCATCATAAAATAATAAAATTAAATATAATTGAAAAAAAGAAACACCTTTTTTACTACGAATATTAAAATCCAATCCATACTTGATAATCAATTTGGATAAAATTGTCTCCACATCATCTGTCTCAAACAACAGTTCCTGTACAATCGACCATCTCGACAAGGTTTTGTAATTACCATTCAACATTTGCGAATGATATTTCGAATCGACATCATCCAAATCCGTAACGATTCTCTCAAAAATTTCTTTTGCAGTTTTTTTTCCGAAAAATTTCATAATTCTTAATAAAACTTTTATATTTTTTTATTTTTTTTTATTTTTTTTACGATAAAAAATGAAATTTTATTGTCTTTTGTGCACATCTTTTTTTTTTTACTTCCAGCGATTTCATTAAGTTTTGATTCATCTGGAAAATTATGTTGGATGATTGTAATTTTGTATTTATATTTACATTTATTTCATAAAAAATATGTATACTCGTTCCACACGTTTGACTCAATAAACCACAAATTGAACCATTGCATAGAATTATGAATTCCAGAATAACAAATCATGAAAATTACCAAAAAAATAAAAAGATTACTGGTGTAATCGAAATTAAAATCCCAAAAGATTGGTTTATTCACATTCACGAAAATGGTGATAGGATTTTAATTTCCCCGATGGCACACCCGACTATTAATCTCTACGACTTTCAAAAAGACTTTATCCCTTCTTTATATGATTCTAATATTATATGTAGAAACTCACCGGTAAAATCTTTACCCATGCATGAATTTTCATTAGACCCTTACCATATCGAAAATGAAATTTCATCTCACCAATCTACAAATACAAACTCGGATTCCGATGATATGGACTTTTTACACAACCGAAGCGACTCATCAAGTGAAAACACCACCATCGTCGAACCCGAACAACCGGAACCTACCAGTCCAAACTCAAAATCTAAATGTAATATTCATTAAAACGTATCGGTTCTTGGAAAAAAAATACTTTTTTCTCATCCATCGGATAAACAAGAAACAAAATTTTTCTTCTAACCATTCGTAAAATAAATTTGCAACTCCAAGAACACATCGGAATCAAAAATATTGGATTATAAAGATTCGGATTGTTCATGGATATCTTTTTCTTTTTTACATCAATTATAATATATTTATTCGTATACTTATTCTTGAAAACAATACGGTTGGTCAATTGGTGAAATAACTCCTCCCTATCATGATGAGTCGCATCATATTCATAAATTTCAGTAATCAATTCATTCGGAAGTGAAAAAAATAAATTTGTCATTTATATACATCCATTAATTATTTAAATATTATTGAATAAAAAAAATAAAAAATAAAATGGAATCATATTCTTTACATGTTCATAATCAATTCCATACTTTTCATGAATATCAAAAAAAATCATGTAAACCATCATTGGAACATTCATGAGAAAAAAATCGATAAAATTTTCTGGATATACCATCCCATTCTTGAAAAGATACATGAAAAAAATCAATTGATGCGCACAAAAATCCATTACCTTTAATAAATTTCCATTTAAAATTAATTTTAAATAATGTATTTTAATTTCACACGGAAAAATATACGAAAAATAAAATCCTCCAAGAGAACATTGTAATAACATGTTCAACTTTATCAAATCCAACATTCTATTCTGAAACGGTAAAAGAAGAAAAATCATGGACCATGTGGAATAATAAGACAATACATCTCTGGGTCCAAAATTTAATTCACTCATCCACGTCCTTAATCTTCTTTTTCTATTTTGTGTATCCAATGTACATAATTCTACTGGATTCATATCTTTTATATTCTTTTTTTTTTCTCTTTAAACTGATAATCGGTCAAACAAACACATAGAAAATTTATTAATATATTATTTATAAAAAACATAATATTGATATGAATTCGTCATGATTCCCACAATATCTTCTTCGAGACTCTCGAATATTTTGATAATATCTTCTTCG